CTAAACCCATCACCGGCGAGAAAGGAGTCGGTGTCCGTTGTCGGTGCGGAAGGACCGACGTAGATTCGGTATTCATCGGCATCGCTGACGTTTTTGATAAAGACGCTGTCAACCCCCACGGTGCCAGAAATAAAGGCAGTGTTATTTGTGTGTTGGGCGTTAATCGTAAAAACGTCCTTTTGCTGTTTATCGGGGTAGTAAAAATCGATGTTAGTATATGCCGTAGTGGAAACGGTGACGGTGTGAGTGTAGAGGATATCATTAGTGTTCTTGGTATAAATGTTAAAAGTACAGCTTCCACCGGCCACATTGATATTGATACCGTAGTCGATATCTTGGGAGAGGACAGAGACGTCAATGGAACCCGCGACATTCTTATCTGCGGTGGCGTGAAGGGGGCGATATGCCGCCGGTTGAAAAGGTCGATCCTCTTCGTCCATATATATCGGTAAGTAGCAACCTAACCGGGCCAAACCTTGGTAAGCCTGGGTATCTGAAGCGGTGATCAATTTTGGCGTAACTTCACCGAAAAGAATGGCTTTACCCGCATTTGCGGTGGCGAGGACTCGCGTAGTAGTATTCGGAAGAAGGGTGGAGGTGTTGACAGAAATTGGAGAGTCTTTAGCGTTGTATTGGATAGCTGTGACTTGACCACGGTTAGTTAGAGCGTCGGCGGGTAAGTAAGTAGTAACCCCGCGACCAATCATTCGAAAATTCGTAAAGTCCTGATGTAGGCTGTTATCAAGCTCTGTTTTAGATTTAATCATAGGATTGGCGATCTTGCAGTAGAAAATCGTGGTGGCAAGGGAGGGGGTCTCTTCAGAGGCCGTCCAGTCGGGGTATTCATTGGAGGAGTGTACAAGAGCAGCGAGGTCACGGAAATCGGTGGGTTGGTGGGCAGCGGCGATAATAAATACGCAGTCGTCGAGCCAAGGGGGGACAAAAAAACCGACGTACCAGTCGTTAGAGGTAGCGTTGTCGCCCCAGAGGGACACAAGAGCGGCGGGTGCGGTAACCGATTGGTCAACGCGGGAGTAAACAACTGCGGATTCTTGCGGGACTGCAAGAGGAACACCAGCAACGTGCATTCCATCTGAGTGACAGGGATTGATATAAGTGTACAAGAAACTCCTGCCATGGAAAGTCAAGCGATTACGGGGGATAAGAGCACGGGTGCCGGGAAGTCCTTTGTTCGCTCGCTTAACAGTCTTTTGAGGTGTAGCAGTTTTAACAGTTTTGGGCTGCTTCTTGCTCATCTTTTTGGTGGATTTTTGTTTCTGGATGGTGGATGGCATTATGGTAATTCAAGGAATGGTGGAGATTTATTGAGATGTCTATGAAAGACAGTACGATTAGTAAGACGTTGATAATAGTCTCGATATCCATATACTTAACCTCCTGCGAAGGTTACACACCTTGCGTTTTAACTAAATCCCCAACATCTATCAAATCGTCTTCATATGTAA